GGTCTGGTCTTGGGAGTACTTGAGGTGGGCGTCGAGGACGTCTGCCGAGTAGGGGTGGAACCCCGTGGGGAGGACTTCGATGCCTTCCCATTCGGTGATGAAGCCTTGCGTGCCGTAGTTGTTGGAGAGGGTGATGGGTCGGCCGGTGGCTTTGATTTGGCGCGCGACTTGCGCGGTCTGGACGCCGTAGCCGGTGCCTGCTCCTGCGAAGTTTGAGTGCCAGCAGATTCCTGCACGGGTGTCGCCACTGACGCTTCGACTAGATACTGCGCCAGGTACGGAGGTAACTCGACCTCTGTGTTGCGGATTACCACCCACATGTGAATTGCTCCGTCTCTTACCCATGAGATGCTCCTTGCCCGAGTGCCGTGTGTGCTGTCTGGTTGGCCGGTGGTGGCTCGCACGGGCAACGAACCACCACCAACCAGACAAAGCCCGTTTAGGGGTTAGCGTCCGATCAGGACGCGCCGCCCTTGTAAAACTTGACGGCGTTCGCATCAACGACTGCACCGTCTCCACGCCATGTGACGCGGAAGGTGATGAGGTCATTGACGAAGCCAACGCTGTCGTCGCGTGCGAAGTCGATGCCACGGACCTGGCGGACGTAGTACGCCGAGGCCATGTCGCCGAAGATGACCGACTTGGCGCCGGTTGCAGCTGCGACCACGTCTGGGTTCTCAAGAACTGAGAAGCCGAGAAGCTGGTCAGGCTGACCATCTTGAAACGACGGCTGCCAGATGTAGCTTCCGTTTCCGTCCTTGATCTTGCGAACTGCAGCAACGGTGCTTGCGTTCATTTGGAACGAAGCGCCGCGACGGCGGTAAGGAGATGCAACCGAGTAGACGAGGTCTACGAGGTTCTCGTAGGTCGGAACGCCAGCGACGCCAGTGCCACCGGTGACGGCTGAGCCGGCTCCGTTGACGATGCCGTTCGGCTGAGTCGTGCCGGTGCCGACGGTGAGTCCAGCGTTGACCGCTGTGCCCATGCCGACCGCTGCCTGACGGGCCACGAAGTCGAGAAGATTCAAGTCTCCGAGACCTGAATCTTCGACAACCTCACGGCTGAGCTGGAACGTGGCGGCGTACTTGAACGCGCCAAGGGTGACGAACGCTGCGAACGTCGGGTCAGATTCCGTGATTGCTGTGCCTTCACCGATGATTGCTGGGGCGGTGTAGGTAGCGGTGCGAGGAATCTGCAGGTTCTCGCCACTGTTCGTGGTGAGGATGGTGACGACGTTGCCATCAAGCATCGGGCCTTGGACTACGAGCTGCTCAACGAGCCGATCGTAGAACGAGGTTGCTACTGGTGCACCGGTGCTGGACTTGGTGACGTCACGGGTATCGAACGAAAACGAACGACGCTCGCCGTTGGCGAGTTCACGAATGATGTCGCTGTCTGACTTCTCGGCAGGAGCAGCGGTGCGAACACCGAAGTCAGCCGGGACGCCGAGAGCGGCGCGTGATTCGTCGATTGCACGCTCGCGTGCTTCGATGTCGATGATGTTCTTGCGACGTGCATCGAATGCGTCGATGTCGTCGTTCATGCGGGTGAACTGCTCAGCCTCTTCGGCTGAGAGGTCACGGTTCTCGGACGCTGCGTGATCGAGAAGAGACTTAGCTTCTTCCCAGGTACGCGCGCGCTGTTCCGAGAGGCGAGTGACGAGTTCGTCAGTCATTGGTGCCTCCTGGGCGGTTGGGTTTGGTTAGTGGATGCAGGTGGTGGTCAATCGGTGGTTGCGCATGGGGGGCGCTCCGGGCGATGGCTCCGAGCTGCAGATTCGATGCTCAGCGCTTGGCGTTGAGCTCGAGCATGCGACGAGCAAGATCGACTGGCAGACCGTCTTCGGTTGCGTCGACTGGCTCGGCGATTTCTTCGGTGCTGCGAACTTGCGCACCTTCTGTGGCGGGATAGGCGGGGAAGCCAGTCACCACTGAGACTTCGTGCAGGATGACTTCGCGCAGTTCACGCGAGCTGCCATCTTCTGACCATGCGTCGCCGCCACGGGGCACTGAGAAGCCGAAGCTCATCGAGTGCACGTCGCCGCGCTGCATGAGGATTGAGAGGTCGCGGCCGTAGGTGGTGTCGGGCAGTTCGGCTTCGACGTACAGACCACGATCATCTTCGCTAAGCGACAACGTCGCCGAGCGCGTACTTGCTAGTACTTGGTCGGTGTTGTGATTCAAGAACATGCGCTTCTCGCTGTCTGATTTCAGCGAGCGACGAAACGCACCAGGGGCGATGGTCTCGATGAAGGGCAGCGGCTCCGATGGGGAGTTGAACACTGCGGCGTAACCTGCGAACCGCATCGGCATCTCGGTGTCGGCTTCTACAGCTCGAAGCTGCAGGCCGTCGACCTCAACGGTGCGGAACTCGACATCGCGACCGCCGATGCGGCGGTTCTCGATCTCGACGGCGGTGTAGCGAACAGGGGTTTGTTCGGGCATGGTTTCATCCAGTTGCTCGGAGACAGGCCCCTGCGCCGTGTCTTGGTTCAGCTCTTCGGTCATTGCGATCTCCATCATCGGATCGGTGGCTCAGCGTCGACGCCGGCAGGCGGCGGGTTGTCGCCGGGGCCAGCCATAGGCGTGCCCGGCAAAGCCATGACAAAATCGTCGCCGCCTTCGTAGGGCTCTTGGCCTTCACGTTCACGCGCTTCGTTTGGCGTCAAGATGCCCGACATGATTGCCATTTGATAGGCACGGATTCGTTCGGTCGTGTTGGCACGAAGGAACGCTGAGGTGTCGAACTTGATCTCGCGAGGTGCAACCATCAGACCGCTCAGCGCGCGCTCGATGCGCACAAGCCACGGCAGCAACGTGTAGGTAACAAAGTGCATGCCAGCCGATTCGTTGTTCTGGTAGGTCTGTGAGTCCCCACGCGCGCCGATCATGTAGTTCGGGACTCGGAAGATGCGCGCGATGTCATTGATCGTCTGCTCACGAGATTCGGCGAGTTCCATGTCCTGGGCCGAGGCGGTAATGGGCTTCCACTTCATGCCGTTAGTCAGAACCGCTGGGCGACGCTTGCGGCGGTGTGAGGTTTCCCACGTTGCCTGCAGAACTTTCGCCTGGTCGGTGGTCATGTCGCCGTCAACCTCGAGCACCGACGAAGGCGTTGCGCCTTCGGAGTACCACTGATTCACGAAGCGTGCCTGAGCGAGTGCGAGGCCGATGGTGTTGCGCTGCATCTCGATCGGTGACAGACCGACTGCAGATTGCGGCGGTGTCCACCAGCGCAAGTGCAGCATGTTGTTGAGATCGATGACGATGCCGTTCGTCGTGTAGTAACGCTGGCGGTTGACGATGTTGACCTGCACGTTTGTGGGGTGCAGCGGTGTCAGCGTGAGCGGTGCGTTCGTGTTCACGTCTCGGTCGACGTAGATGTACGCGTTGCCGTGCAAGGCAAGCGAGGTCACGATCATGTGAATGAGTTCGTACTGCGTGTGTTCAGTCGAGCTGTCGATCCACTTAGGAATCGGCACCGGCTCGGTGCGATCGCCAACGTGGCGGATGCCACGCATGGGCAGCGATGCGACAGAGTCGGCGATCAGCGACACACACGCCATGAGGGCAGTGACCTCGAGGGCGGTGGACTCGGTGATTGATTCGCCGGACCAGTTGGTCGTCGGCAGCCACACAGAGGTGCGCACGGGGTCAGGTGTCAGCGCGCGTTTTGCAAAGAGACTCATCGGTTAGCCACCAAGAATGAAGCGCAGATCGCCAGCACGCCGGCGGCGATCAATGCGGCAGGGATTGAAAGCATCGCGACACCAGCCACGATGAGTGCAGCGCCGATGAGCTCGACGATGGTGGTGAGTAGTTCACTCATCAGTCAGGCTCCAAGGGTCGACGATCTGCGGGGTTCCCTGCGGGCGCAGCTCGGGCGCGATGTGCGCCTGCAGTGCAAGAGTTGCGGCGACAAGTGGTGATACGTCGACGCTGTTGTCGCGTCGATGCCATGCCCACGCATCGCCGAGGTTTCGTTTCTTTGATCCAGCGACCGCAGCGTTCAGCGGCACCTGGTCAATGTGGCGCAAGCGGCCTTGCGTTGCGAGGTCGTAGAACTTGCCACAGCCGGCAACCATCTGCCGTGTGCCGACTTCGACGATCTGCAAGCCCATGTTGCGAAGATCAGACACCAGCGAGTTCGCCCCTGAGACGGGGTCGATCACGATGCTGCGGTACTTGCGCACACGATCTTCGGCGGCGAACCAGTCCAGCACCCATGAGGTGCCTGGTCGGTTGCCGATCACTTCGACATGCGCTGCGCCATCTGAGCGAGTGCCAGCGGCGCACAGTGATGCCATCGAGCGTGAAGGTGTGACATCGAGAGCGATGGTCGGCTGGTCAGCGATAGCGCTTGAGGTGTCGGCGCAGGCTTTCCAGTCTTCTTCGCTGATGATCTGCCACGGTGCAGCAGCTGCTCGATCTTGGCGTTGATTCAGATACGCGCGCCGGAACTCAGGTTCGCGCATTGATTCAAAGTCAGACCGGATTGCTTCGATCGGCACGGTGATGCCGAGCGCCGGCATGCAGGCACGCCAGGTATCGGGGTCGCTGATCTCAGCGTCTTCGGGTGCTGACCATTCAAAGAAGGCGACCGAAGAGGTCTGCCCGGACGAGGCGCGCATGCGTCCGTCGTCGATCTTCTCGTTCAGGTACAGCGAGTCTTCGGTGCCGGCAGTGGAGACGATCCACAGCTGAGGCTGCGGGCGCGTGACCATTGCCGGTTTCATTGCTTGCTCGAGTCGGTCGTCGACGTAGCTGAACGCTTCGTCGAGTACGCCGAGGTCAGCCTGTGCGCCGTGGCCGGCGCTTTCGGTGGTTGCCAGCAGCGACCAGATCGAGCCGTTGTTCCAGCGAATGGCTTCGCTGCCGTTGGTGCGTCGCACCTGTATCAGCGGCGCAAGTGCCGAACGCTCAAGCACGGGGACGTGCTCGTCTTCCCACTTGAGTCGCGCGTCTTTGCCAGTCTGAGCGGTGTAGAAAATTCGCTGCCGGTCACCCATTGCGATGCAGCGGTGAGTCATGGCCGCCAGCATCAGCGTCGTCTTGCCCGACTGGCGAGGAACAGTGAGCCGCACTTCGCGATACGCGAGACGACCAGTCTCTTCGTCGAGTTCGTAGGCGATGTCAGCAACGTGACGTTGCCAGGGCATCAGAGGTGTGCCGAGAAGCTCAGCGATCTGCGCGACTTTCCCACCGAGCGTTGGGCGGTCGGTTCGTGGTGTCGACCATCGGGGCGGACAGTTCAGCAAGGAACTTTGAGAGATCGTCATCGGTGTCGCCATTGCCGCGACCTTCCAGTTCTGACAGCGTTGCCCGTAGTTCACGCGAGATGGCCGCTGTCGCCATGCCCGCATCGCCGTCGAGAGCTTTCGCAAGAGTCACCGCAAGGCGACCTCGAGCATCGTCGACAACAGAGATTTCGAGGTGGCGCAACGTGGTGCGCACAGCCTTCTCATTTGGGCCTTGAGTGGCCATAAAGGCTCCGATCCCTTACGCCCCTTGGCTCCCCCGCTCCCTTGTGGGGGGGAAGGGCTGG